AACGACACATACAAAGTATTAAACAGTTTTACAAAATAAGTTATATGACATTAAACAATTTAAACGCCTACGGCGTCGGTTTTCAAATTAAAGTATTATCCTCTTTGTTAACACACAAGGAATTTCTCCTGAATATTCAGGATGTGTTAAGTGAAGAATACTTTGATAACCAAGCACATCGTTGGGTTATTAAAGAAATTCTAAAGTATTATCAAAAATACCATACTTGTCCTACAATGGATGTTCTTAAAGTAGAAAAAAAAAAATTGACAATGAGGTATTACAAGTATCAATTAAAGAACAATTACGGGAAGCCTATAAAGCATCAGACGAGGATTTAAAGTATGTAGAGGAAGAATTTTCTAACTTCTGTAAAAACCAACAACTTAAAAAAGCATTATTAACGAGCGTAGATTTTTTAAACGCCGGAGACTATGATTCAATCCGAACAATTGTTGACAACGCACTTAAAGCGGGTCAAGACAAAAACCTTGGTCACGAGTATAACAAAGATACTGAATCACGTTACAGAGAAAATCACAGAGTAGTAGTTCCTACACCTTGGGAACCATTTAATGAGTTATTACAAGGTGGATTAGGTGATGGTGACTTTGGATTAATTTTTGGTAGTCCTGGTGGTGGTAAATCTTGGTCATTAGTTGCCTTAGGTGGTTATGCTGTTAAGTTAGGTTATAATGTTTTACATTATACACTTGAGTTAGGAGCTGATTATGTAGGTAGACGTTATGATGCTTTCTTTACTAATATTCCAGTAGGTGATATTACTAAGTATAAAAGTAAAGTTGAAGAAGCTGTTCCTCAATTAGAAGGCCAACTTATTATTAAAGAGTTCCCTACAGGAAAAGCAACGATTTCCACAATTGAATCGCATGTTAAAAAATGTATTGACTTAGACTTTAAACCAGATTTAATTTTGATTGACTATGTTGACCTTCTTCGTTCAAAAAGGAAGAATGGTGAGCGTAAGGACGAGATAGATGATATTTATATTAGTACTAAAGGACTTGCTAGAGAATTAAAACTACCCATTTGGTCAGTATCTCAAGTAAACCGAGCTGGTGCAAAAGATGATATTATTGAAGGTGATAAAGCCGCCGGTTCCTATGATAAAATGATGGTTACCGATGTTGCTATATCCTTATCAAGGAAACGTCAAGACAAAGTAAATGGGACAGGAAGATTTCACATTATGAAAAATCGATACGGAATGGACGGCATGACCTATTCTGTCAAAGTAGATACATCAACAGGACACTTTGATGTATCAGCCCATATTGAAGAAGACGATGACCAAGTAGTATCACAGCAACAAAGTACCAGATTTGGAAATATTGATTCCGTAGACAAAGCCCTTATTAAACAAAAATTTTTCGAACTATCTAACTAAATTACTAAAACACAAATGCTAACCACAGAATCACAAATTTTGTCTGAAATTACTACCCACCTCAAATACGCGAAATTCGTACCTGATAAAAACAGGAGAGAAACATGGGACGAGCTAGTAACTCGAAACAAGGAAATGCACTTAAAAAAATTTCCACAATTGGCTGAAGAAATTGAAGCAGCTTATCAGTATGTTTATGACAAAAAAGTATTACCATCAATGCGTTCTATGCAGTTTGCTGGTAAACCTATTGAAATAAATAATGCTCGTATTTTTAACTGTTCTTACTTACCAATTGATGACTTTAGAGCATTTTCTGAAATTATGTTCTTATTGCTATCAGGTTGTGGAGTAGGATATTCTGTTCAATCACATCACGTTGAACAACTCCCCGAAATTAGAAAACCTTTGAAATCAAAGCGTTATTTAGTAGGTGATTCTATTGAAGGATGGGCTGATGCCGTTCGTATGTTAACTAAAGCATATTTTGGACAAACTTCAACCGCTCCTCTATTTGATTTTAGAGACATTAGAGCTAAAGGTGCATCATTAATTACTGTTGGTGGTAAAGCACCAGGTCCTGAACCATTGAAAATTGCTTTAATTCATATGCAAGCGATTTTGGACCGTAAAAATGATGGTGAAAAATTAACAACTGTTGAGTGTCACGATATTATTTGTCACTTAGCTGATGCTGTACTATCAGGTGGTATTCGTAGAGCAGCGTTAATTGCTTTATTTAATTTACACGATGAGGATATGTTAACTTGTAAGTTTGGTAACTGGTGGGAAAATAATCCACAACGTGGCCGTGCTAACAACTCAGCAGTATTGCTTCGTAACCTAATTGATAAAGAAACATTTATGGGATTGTGGGCTAAAATTGAGGCATCTAATAGTGGTGAACCTGGATTTTTATTTACAAACGATAAAGATGCTGGAACAAATCCTTGCGCTGAAATTAACTTAAAAGCTAATCAATTCTGTAACTTGTGTGAAATTAACGCTAGCGATATTGAAACGCAAGAAGAATATAATGCAAGAGCTAAAGCAGCAGCCTTTATTGGTACACTACAAGCCTCTTATACTGATTTCCATTACTTGAGAGATGTTTGGAGAAAAACAACCGAAAAAGAAGCATTGTTAGGTATTGGAATGACAGGTATTGCTTCAGGAGCTGTATTTAAATTGAATATGAAGGAAGCAGCTAAAGTAGCTGTTGAAGAAAACGAACGTGTTGCTAAAGTATTAGGTATTAATAAAGCAGCTCGTGTTACTACAGTTAA